TCCGCCCACTGCCGCCACGGTTGTACCATCGTAGCTTTTCATCACCTCGGCGCCGTTGGTCCAGTAGGTTTTGTCCTTCGATGACCATGTCACCATTGAGAATTTTTTATCGGCAGTGTAGCCAGTGTCGATGTCGGTCTTCCCGGAGGATGTGACCGTATAAACTTTGGTGCCCGAAGTGGCAATACTCAGGCGGGTGCCGGCTTGCTTGTAAAAACGGTGGAGCGTTCTGATCGGGTTCGCATCAATGGCATTGGCGAATAGCTCGGTCTGCCCGCCACGACCGACAAGCCCCCCGGTGGCGACTGGGACAACATTCTGACAGGCAACGAGATCGTTTGGCGCCAGCCGCAGGGGGGCATCCCGCGAATTAACGCCACCATTGAGGGCTTCGTAATCAAAGTCGGGGATGAACTGTCCCATCGTTTCGGCCTATCAAAGACCTCGATAGGCGACCTGCCTGGGGTGGTCCAGGTCGCGATAGGAATCGCCGACTATTCTGGCAACCCCACGCTCGTACTTCGCCGTTGCCTCTGAGGCATCAGCAATGGAGTCGAATTTGGCACCGAGGGAATACGCGCCGTAGATCAACGTGGGGATATGCTTGATCTTGATCTCGGTAATGTCGTCGTCGTCGTCGAGGTGCGCGATATCTCGATATCTCCAGATATGAAGTTTTTGCAGCGTGGTCGGCGAAGCCGGGGCATTGGTCGTATCCGGTATCGGATGCAATCTCAGCGTAAGCCTGCTGAAAATCGTATAGTAAACAGGCCGTCCCTGTGTTTCAAATCCGTCCCTGAACATCAACTCCAAAAACTCGTCATCGTTTTTTTTCGTTAACCTGCCACCGGGATCGCCAAACGCCGGGACGAAAACCTTGAAGACATGATCCGTATTATCGGGAAGATTGTACTCTCTCTGTCCGGCAGAAAGAGACGCTCTATCCTCGTTCTTCAACGACAGCAACAAGCCCCGGCTGGCAATGTCGTCAAGAACTATGTTGACCCATGACTGCACGAGCAGCCCCATCTCGCCGGACTTGTCCGACACAAGCTCTTGAACGCGATCCACTATTTCGCTCTTTTTCAATTTACGCCGCCAGGTACGTTGCCGCCGAAAACCCCGACCCTATCACCATGGCGTCGGGGTTGACCTCGTTGTAATAATTAGTCGTGGTCGCCGGTGTGCCGCCGGTGCCACCTGCAAGCGCCGAGGTTCCCGCCGTCCACGTAACGCCCGAGCCGGTTAGAACCGTCGCGTATCCAAGTGGCGTGTGCCCCGCTGGAATCGCGGGCAAAGCTGCGATAGCTAGTGCCTCGGTTGCCGCGTTCAGCGTTGCCGACCATGTCGCCGTGGCCGTGCCTGTCGAGCTTACCGACAGCAAAACAGACGCCCACTTATCAGCAGTGATTACCGCGGCGGTCCCCGTGTTGAAGTTCGTATTGTCCGCCAGGGTCTTTAGCGTGCCGCCGTTAAGGTAGGAAATCGGCTCGGTGTTCTTTATGTCGAAGTTGGTATCGATCGCGAACGTCGGATTTCCCAGCGATTGACTCAACACATGCGTGCGCAGCGCGTTTACGAGCGTTTCTAGCGCCGTCAGCGCCGCCAGAAGGTTAGTGAAGGCATCCTGGTTTTTCTGGTGAACGAAGGTATCAGAAATATCAGTTGCGGGCATAACTTACTCCTTTTTTGCTTTCCTCTTTTTTACGCAGCGCCTATTTCCACCATATCGGCGTCGGGAGGCCCGCTCACTTGTACCAGGTCGGAATCCCGGGCGGCGGCGCGCTTCTCTCCGGCTCGCCATTCGGCGGCGTCCTCCGGGGTACAGTCGCCATCGATCGTGTAAGAGTATTCGGACTCTTGGATCTTGCGAAGATACTTTCTCCCGTTGATAACAACGGGGTGGCCATGATCCAGGCCAACCCTGACGGCCAGTTTCAGCGCGTTAATGGCGGACTGAGGAAGCGGTACTCGTTCGCCCTTCCGAATGTTATACGCGACTCCAGCCGCACCTATAAACACATGCGAGACAGTGTCCTGCTCCCCCATTCGGTGGAATGTAATCCAGTGGTGGGGTTCCCAGAGCTGCTTTTCGCGCTCGCTGACAAACGACTGCTGAGCCGCGTGACGCTCCTCGACTACGTCTCCGGCGAGATTCTTTCTCGGTCTTCCCGGTCCTGCCATAAATTCTCCTTTGGTTATAGCGAGGGGACCGCCCCACCGTTGCCTGCCAGCAAGACGGCCCCGAGGCTGGGTTAATTTTCTTAGGCCGCAACTACGGTGCGCTTAAGAATTTCAAGGTTGTAGGTCAATGCGGCGCTGTCCAGGGTCACCGACGACGTTAAATACAAAGAGACTTCATTGTCTGCCGTCACCTTGCAGCCCTGGACGTTCAAGCCGGCTTCGGGCGCTTCCGGCTCTGCTCGAACCGGGTCCCCCGCCTTAGCGCCGGGGATAGCAACCGTATCGATTACCTGCGCATCCCCAGTAATTTGCGCCGGATTGAGAGTGAACCGCCACCATTCCAATCGACCACCCTTGACCTGTAGTTCGGCGATCTTGCTTACTGCTGTTCCTGCCATAAAAATACTCCTTTACTGAATTTTTGTTTTGTGCAATCTCTGATGACAGGAATTGCACAGGGTTATTAAATTAGCATCGTCCTCATCGCCACCATTTCTTTTTTCAAGAATATGATGGACATGAAGCCCCTTGCCGTCCCTGCTCGTACTGGCGGAACGTAGAATTTTTTCCCGCATCCTTCGGCTTCACAGATAAGTATAAGACCTTTCGGTTTCGCCATATGCTAGTCCCCCATATCGGAGAACTAGCATTCAATCCCCCGTAAAATCAAGCAACCAGCGCGCCAAAGAGCGAAAAAGTACTTGATATTACTAAGAAACTGATCGCCGCCAACACGCCAGTTTCCAGCCTGGACATGAACGCGTTGTTCAAGAGCTTGAACACCTGCGCCGCCTTCCAGCCGACAGTGGAACGTTGATTCAACGGGTCTTCCCCGGCTCCGAGAGGCTTGGTAATCATCTCGGTGGCATGAGCGGTTAGCGGCACCTTGCCATAGGCGTTCATTGCCAGAAACACCGTGGCGTAAACGTCTTCCTTCGTGGAACCAGTGGACAAATGCCCTGAAGCTACGTTAGCACCGGCATCCGGGAACGCCTTGGCGAAAGTCGTCATCGCGAATCTAGCCTCACGATGCGACCCGACTTCGGACGGCATCGCTTCCTGCTGCGAGGGATAATCCTTCACCGAGACGAACCCAGAAAGGCCTCGCAGCGAATAGAAGGTGTAGGGGTGGACGATAGCCCAGTACGCTGGCAAAATGCCCTGCGTGCCGATACCAGTGCTGGGCTTAATCAGCTTGGTAAACGGTTTCGCGTTGCCGTTTTGCAGAAACCGCAAAACCTTGTTCATCGCGACGACATTGATAAGCCCATCGATATCGGTTCGGGTCGTGCCGGTAGCACCGGCATCGTCAGTAGCGCAAAAAACGCTGGTGCCGGCCACGATAACGTCGCGACAGACCTGATCCAGCGATTGCCCTTCCTGCTCTCCGAGAACATCGGCGGCATCGTTCAGCACGTCGTCACGCGAGGTCCATTCCAGGATGTCGGTAACGGTTACGAAATCGCCGTATTGGGCCAGAGTGGCGGTGATGTCGGTCTTTGACAGCGTGCTGCCCAGGGGCGTCACGCCTTCGATCAAGGCCGTGGTGTTGGGCGTAAGAGCTTCCCACCTGCGAAAAATAATCTGCTTGGTGGATTTATCCTTGAGTGGGCGATCCTGCCCAAACATGGCGTGAACCAGCTCGGGCTTGGCACGTTCCAGTAATTTCCGATCATAGTAGGCCTGATCGGTGGCTTCCATCGTTGAGTATACAGATGTAGGCATGACGGGTTTCCCTTTGAGGTTTCACGTGAAACCTTGATCTTCCCAGGGAACCCGTCACTAAAGGCGGGGAGACTGGCTATAGCGGACTATTTTTTAGTCCCGGAGAGGACTGCCGAGACAATCGAATCCGGGTTTTGCCAGAAGGGGGCGGAGGCGCGCGCTAAAGGCAAAAGTCTTTCGACTAATAAGCTCTGCCCGTATTCTTGGCCACGCGCTTTTCAAAGTCCTCGCTGGACTCACCCCAGATCTCCTCGGGTGTAGTCTTGACGCTTGTCGGGACGGATCGCCCCGCTTTGAGTCGCACGGCCTGCTTGCTCACGTCAGCTAACTTCTGGGCGAAATCCTCGCGACCCTTCTTCTCGAACATCCCTCGAAGGCCAGCCATATTTTTAGCCTTTACAAGAATGGCCAAGGTGTAGGCATTATCGCCTGGGTCGCCTGGCATCTCCCTTAGCAGCGCGAGCACGCGCGGGTTACTTTCTACCAGCGGAATTAGAACCTCTTGCTCTAAGTCCGCAAATGATGGGATACCGTTATCCGGGTCCCCTACTGCTTCTCTCCTTGCCTTTTGCATGGAATTTTTGAAATT